CCTGGGTCGGGTAATTACCCGTGGGTTGTTAATACTACTGGCTCAAGGATAGTTTCCTTGCTAAAGTATCCCGTTGCCATCTGATACCACAGAACAGCGTCCGCTCCGCGGACCTTTCCAGTGGCCGGATGATCCCAACTCGGACCAACCTTCCACAACTTACGGTAAGAGACTCGATCACCGTGTTTCCTGGTGATGTTCTTACCTCCCCTTAGTATGCCTCGAGAAGCCGCTATAAGTAGAGCCGCGGAGTTACCGTAGCCCGACTTGTTAAAGCTTTCCTCGGTATCGACCTGACTTTGAACAGGAGGTGCCCACCAACATTGATACAGGTAGGAACCCTGGTAGTTAACCGAAAGACGATTCAGCGTCTCAAGTACTGAGCCGCAGAACCTAACGTCCTTCTCCTGGTGCCCGCACACTTTGATGTGCTTACGGTCGACTGCGCGTAATGGCATCCGTATACCCGCGTCTGGGTTCTCCCAAACCGGCACAGGTGTCACACGCACACGACTAACCAGCCACTTGATCGTTCCCGATAGGGACACATTGTGGGTGGCTGACCAATCGGTCAAGGAGTTGATCAAGACATACCTATCCTGCATCGTCTTAAGGCTTTTGCAATATACGCCACGGACGTTTGTACCAACATACCAGTCGGTACCGCAGGATTCCCGAAAGTAACCCGACGTCGAGTTGTAGGATTTCTCCACATTCGGCTTCATGCCGAAGGCCTTTAGAAGCCGTATAACCGGCCAATAGGCACAATCTCGAACGACAATATCGTCCCCGAACACGCCATAATTCATTGGCGTTAGCGGTCTTTCCCACTTAAAGGAGGCAACCTCTCCGGAGCTTTCATCGATACGCCACTTTAGTGTACGAGCCTCTTTAGTTAGAGGAAGCCCGAGACACTTGTAGACGGCTACTACTGCACACGCGAAAACGGCTGTTTGGAAGGGAAAGCACCATGCGTTTCCCATTGTCGCTAGCATGTCTAGCTGACAGACAGTACCGTCAGTCGAGTCCCCAATGACTGCAAACTGAGACCTAGTATACTCAAGCCACCTCATGGAGGCTTTCGGTACGTAGGTCTTTGCAAATCCATAGGAGATATAATCCGAGGCGCTACTTAAATCGATAGTAGCAAAGGGGTCAGGTTCCCCGACTAAAGAACCAAGCCTCGCCAACTCAGAATTCCGAGTTGGTTGAATAGCCAGGTCAATGTCGAAGCACTCCTTGAGCCTTCGCTCGAGTACGCGCTGGATCCCCTTCTGAAAGAACATATTCAGCAAGGGTTCGACTTTCACGAGCCGCGAGATTTTAGCGGTTTTCGGAACGGGGGTAATACGAACTGCTTCGCAACTAGCGAACGGCGGACCGTACCTCAGACTTCGGCTTAACTCCATGTCAAGGCGTTTTGGATCCGACCGCGCCCACTGATCATACAACTCAACCAGCAAGCTATTACTGCTTGTGAGGTAACCTTCGCCAAGTTTGGCGATAAAGGAGGTATCCTCTAAATAAGGGGTGGAACCCGGGCCTACATCGACGTTCGCCTCTATCGAGGCTAGGTCTAACAAGGGGTATCCGGCAGGAGTAAAGAAGTTATACATCTCCTGACGGAACTGACCAAGGATGATTTCATCGTAGGGACCGAGCTCGCCCTCAATGAGCTCAAACTGCCTGGAACATGCTGCATTCGCCTCAGAAAACTTGGCAAACGCAGCGCTGTCTGCCGCATCACGGTCTATCTCGTCTTGGAACTTCTTGACGATTGATCGTAGTAAGGCTGCACAGGCATACTCTCGTGGAGATAACCCTGGGGCATCTGGG